CCAAAGAATGGCGATCAAATGTGGGAGAGTTATAAAAAGTATTCTGAAGATGCAGGCGTTGAATATGACGATGACCTTATTTTAGAATCCATCAAGAGCACTCACACTATTGCTCACGAAATGATTGAAACCTTCTTCCCTAATGATGAAGTCCGCCTACCTGACTTTGTTGTTCCACCAGGAAAGACTGCTACCCAAGCTCTCGTCGCTGCCTCTATTGAGGGACTTCGCAACTTCAAGCTTGCAAAGAAGCAGGATTACGTTGACCGACTCAAGCGAGAGCTAGAAGTTATCTCAGAACGAGGCTTCTCAAAGTATTTTCTTACTATGAAAGCGATTGCGGACAGAGCAGTCCAAGAACAGCTTACAGGTCCAGGTCGAGGTTCAGCAGCAGGTTCACTTGTGGCTTATGTTCTCGGCATCACCCAAGTTGACCCAATTAAATATGGTCTACTCTTCTCTCGTTTCTTACGAGCAGATGCAACAGACTATCCAGATATTGACTATGACGTTGCATCACCGATGCTTCTAAAAGAAAAGCTTGTAGAAGAGTGGGGTGAAAACACTGTTGTTCCTATCACAAACTGGAATACTTTACAGCTTCGCTCTCTTATCAAAGACATTTCCAAGTTCTACAAGATTCCTTTTAATGAGGTAAATAATGTAACTGGTAGAATGCTTGCAGAGGCTACACCAAAGGCAAAAGCAAAGCATGGTTTATCAGCAGGAGTCTACACTCCAACCTTTGAAGAGGTTATGGAGTTTTCAGAGACTCTGCAAAAGTTCCTACAACAGTATCCTCACGTAAAGACTCACGTTGAAACTCTTTATGGTCAGGTTCGTTCTTCTTCACGACACGCAGGCGGTGTTGTAATCGCAGACGACCTTCACAAGCACATGCCTCTTATTGCCTCTGGTGGTGTTCGTCAGACACCTTGGAGTGAGGGACAGAATGTTCGCCACCTAGAGCCAATGGGTTTTATCAAGTTTGACATTCTTGGACTTGCTTCTCTGCGAATGATGGAGGACGCTATTCGCTCCATCCTCACTAGACATCACGGGGTTAGAAAGCCGACCTTCGCCGATGTAAAGAAGTATTATGCTGAAAAGCTTCATCCTGACGTTATTGACTTTGATGACCAGTCGGTCTATGAAAATGTTTTCCATAAAGGCAAATGGGCAGGAGTGTTCCAGTTCACCGAGACAGGTGCTCAGAACTTTTGTGTAAACGCACAACCTAGAAGCATCATCGATATTTCAGCGATTACTTCTATCTTCCGTCCTGGTCCTCTTTCGGCAAAGGTTGATAGAAACTATGTCGCAGCAAAGAGCAACCCTGACGACGTTAATTATGCTAATGAAACTATCCGAGAGATTACAGAGGAGACTTATGGCTTTCTTATCTTTCAGGAGCAAATTGCTCTTCTTGCTCACAAGCTAGGCAAAGACATTAGCCTCGATGAAGGAAACCTTCTCCGCAAGTTGCTTACTAAGAAGGGCACAGGCAAGGGCGCAGAAGAGAAGATGAAGATCTTCCACAAGTTCGTTGATGGCTGCGTTGAGAAGGAGATGACGAGAAGCGAAGCAGAGAAGCTTTGGGAAACCTTCGAGTTCTTCTCAGGTTACGGCTTCAACAAGTCTCACGCAGTTTCCTATTCCATCCTGTCCTATCAGTGTGCTTGGTTGCTGAACTACTACCCAGTGGAATGGGTTGCGGCATTCTTGGATAAGGAACCAGAGTCAAGAAAAGAGCGTGCTATCAACACTGCTAAGAAAATGGGCTTTGAGATTAGACCTTTGGACATTAACTTATCCACAAAGAACTGGACTATTGGAGACGACGGGGCTCTTATCCAGCCTTTCTCGTCAGTCAAGGGTCTAGGAGACGCAGCGATTGACCAGATTCTGAACTTCCGTCCGTTTGAAACTATTGAGGACTTCTTATTTCACGATAGGATTGTTTATTCCAAACTCAACAAGAAAGCACTGGATGTTCTCGTAAGGTCCGAGGCTCTGAATCCTCTAATGGACGATAGGTTCACAGGTCTGAGGCACTTCTGGTCAGCAGTCGCAGTTGACAGAGCAAAGACAAAGAAGAAGTTCAACGAGAACATTGAGAAATTTGCACCAGAGGGACACTTCACTGCTCAGGAGACTATTGAATACCAAGTAAGCCTAACAGGGATGTTCCCTATTCACCTTGTTATGTCTGACGAGGTTATGAAGCAGTTAGACGACAATATGATTCCTCCACTTGGAGATTTTATGCCAGAGGTTCCAGTTGCTTGGTTTATTCCGAGAGAAATCATTCCAAGGAAGACAAAGAATGGAAAGGTCTACTGGATAGTAAAGGTTATTGACTCAACTTCCACACCTAATGCTATCAAGTGTTGGGGAGTTCGTGATAACGACCACGTAGAACTGAACAAGCCCTACATGGCTAAACTAGACTTTCACGACCAATGGGGATTTTCCACGAGGTCATTACGACATAATTTTAAATTATTAGCATAAAACACTTGCAAAACTAGAAACACTATGTTATAGTGTATAAAGAAAACAAAAGAGGAGAACTAAATGATTATTGAGTATTCACGAGTAAGACCAGACGCTAAACCACCACAGAGGGCAAACCCTTCTGACGCTGGCTTGGACCTATTCTTCAACCCACCAGAGCCAGAAGGAACAGTTCGCATCGAACCAGGTCAGTCGGTTGTCCTTGAGACTGGTCTCCGAGTAGGAGTTCCACACGGCTACATGTTGGAAATCAAGAACCGCTCATCAGTTGCGGCAAAACAAGGTCTCCTCGTTGGAGCCTGTGTTGTTGACTCTGGTTACGACGGCGAGGTTTTCGTGAACCTTCACAATGTAAGCACCGAAACTCGGTTCGTAACACGGCATGACAAAATCGCCCAAGCCGTAATGGTTCCAGTTGTTCACTTCCGAGCCTTGGAGACTCACTCTGGCGACCTTTACAACTGGCACCCAATTACTATCTCAAACCGAGGCGACGGGGCTCTGGGGTCAACCGATGAGTCTTAAACGAAAGCTTGAAAGAACTAAAAAGAAGGCAGCGGAGAAGGAACTCAAGCAAAAGGTAATGATGTTCGACAAAATGCCTGATGTTTGTGTTTCTTGCTTCAAGGACTTTGACAAGCGTAACCGAGAGATGGTAAAGACTTGGTACGTTGTCGAGAGAAGAAGAGAAAATAAAGTAAACCTTTATTGCCCAGAGTGCTGGGCAGACGGAATGAATTTGGTAAAGGATATGATTCAAAAGAAAGAAACCGAAGCGGACAAACACATTCGGGAAAACCTAGACCATGATTTGATAAAGAAGAAAGCTATGCCAGACCCTTACGAGATTCCAGACGTAAAAGATTATGTCGTGGATAAGCCCACAATTCCAAAGGAGGAAGAATGAGTTTTGTAGAAGATAGGGAAGCTCTGACTTATGATGACGTTCTGCTGGTTCCACAGTATAGCGAGATAACCTCACGCTCACAAGTTGACTTGAGCGTAGCGTTTGAGCCTAATTGTAACTTGGCTGTTCCCATTGTTTCAAGTCCAATGGACACTATCACTGGTGCTAACATGGCTGCTATGATGTTTAGAATGGGTGGACTTGGAATTATTCACCGCTACAACACCATTGAGCAGCAAGCAAACCTTGTGAAAACTTCTGTGAACAAGGGAGGTTTTATTACAGGTGCTGCCGTAGGTGTGTCTGGTGACTTTTTCGAGAGAACACAAGAACTAGTAGGTGCTGGCGCTTCTGTTATTTGCATTGATGTGGCTCACGGACATCACAAACTAATGAAGAATGCCATTGACAGAATCAAAGCTTGGGCACCTGACTATCTTCACATTATGGCTGGTAATGTAGCAACTCGTGAAGGCTACGAAGCCTTGGCTTCTTGGGGAGCAGACTCTGTTCGGTGTAATGTGGGAGGAGGGTCTATCTGTACAACGAGAATCCAAACTGGTCATGGAGTTCCAGGGCTCCACACTATTCTTGATTGTGCTCAGTCTCAATATGCTGGAACTGTCCTTATTATTGCAGACGGAGGCATCCGAAGTGCAGGTGATGCGACTAAGGCTTTGGCAGCAGGCGCAGACCTTGTTATGGTGGGTTCACTTCTTTCAGGGACGGACGAGACGCCAGGGAAAGTGATTGAGTTGGAAGACGGAACCTTGCGGAAAAATTTCAGAGGTATGGCATCTAAAGAAGCTCAAAAGGATTGGAGAGGAAAGTTCTCTTCACTAGAAGGAGTGGCTACAACCGTTCCTTGTCGTGGTCCAGTTGTTGAAATTCTTTATGAACTTGAGCAAGGCATCCGTTCAGGTTGTTCTTACTCGGGTGTAACGAACCTAGAAGACCTAAAGTTGAAGGCAAAGTTTATTCGCCAGACCGCAGCAGGACGACAAGAGTCTTCGGCACACATTTTCGGGAGATATTCCTAATGGAAGGTAAGTACGGAGAATCAAAAAAGAAGATAGTATTTTTTGACACAGAACAACGGCACGTTGAGCTAAAACTACGTCTTGAACACTATGGAATAACCCAGTCCAAGCTTTTCCGATACCTAGTCACTTGTATGATTGAGGAAAATCAACTCTCCAAGGATCTTATTGAGATGATAGACGAGGGTTCCAAGAAAAAGACTCATAGAAGGGCTAAACGTGTTGACGAAGCCGAGAAAAAAGACAAGAAAAAACAAGAACAAGTAGAAGAAAAATTTAACCTAGAAAATGAAGAGTTGGAAGACATCTTCGACCTAATTGCAAGGGAGCACCCAGACTTATGAGAGCATGCAGCGACGTTTGTAAAGAGAACGATTATCTTTGTCCAGAAGAAAACAAGAGTTGTCGGTTTTGGATTAATTATGAAGACGATTTGAACTGCACCCTTATCGCAGTAGACAAAGCCGACGGCAGACCAATGACTTTGCGTGATATCGGATTAAGAATGAACTTGAGCCATGTCAGAATAGACCAAATAGAGCGTGAGACAACCAAAAAGCTTGCTAAAAAACTTCGAAATGAAGACCTGTTTTGATAAAATAGACTATTTATAAAGTGAACGGCTATTTATGCCGAAATTTACACCAAAATCAACCCCCCTATAAAAGGAGAAAGAAAATGAAAAAGAACTTGTTAACAGAATCTCAAATGAGAAGAATGGCTGCTATTGCTGGTATCCCTGCACTAGGCGGAATCGTAGGTAGAATTTCAGAGAAGCTTGATATCCAGGCTGAAGATAACACTACCGAGGAAGTCACCGAGGAAGCGACCGAGGAAACCACCACTGAAGAAACTGAGACAACTAACGAAGAAGTTGTTGTCGAAGAAGAAGAAATGGAAATGGACGCTGAAGCTGAAGTTGAAATGGAAGAGCCTGCTGGCGAAGAAGTTTCACAAGACAAGATTGAGTCACTTGTAGACGCTGTTTTGGCTGCTATTGAAGCAGAGACTGGTGTTCCTGCCGAGCGTGTTGATTCTGAAGAAGAGGCACCTGCTGAAGAGCCAGAGATGGAAATGGACGCAGAACCAGAGATGGACATGGAGCCAGAGATGGACGCTGAAGAAGAGGTAATGGAGACAGTAGAACCTACTCTTGCTGAAAGGATCGCCCAGGCAGTTCAGGCAGTTATCGACGAAGACGCAGCCTTGGAAGAAGCTCACTGTTCAACTAACGAAGAAGAGGAAGAGGTAGACGAAGGCTACGGCAAGAAGATGGAAGAAGACGAAGAAGAGATGGACGAGGCTGCTGAAGAGCAACTCGAAGAAATCACTAAAGCAGTCGTTGCCCGACTTCGTTCTCTAAAATAATAAAAACCTTTTGGTTTTGGTGTGAGAGAATAAGAAGCAGGGCACGAAAATGT